TACTGGAATTACCGAGTAGTGCGAAAGAAAGTCATAGTGCTGGGTAAAGAGTGCTTTTATTATGGCGTCCATGAAATATATTACAAAAACGGAAAGCCAACATCTATCACCGCCGAACCAGTCAATCTTGGTTATTGGGAGTAGATCAGATTAGCGCTGAACATATAAATGATCTCCAGGCTGCAATCCAGGAGATCCAAGAGTTTTCATTACCGCGCGATACCCTGATCCAGTGTGAATATTGCGAATCTTGGGGAGTAGTTGGCTTTAATTGCCCTCAATGCGGAGCTCCCATAGATCCAACCAGATCCAAGCGGATTGTAAGAAGGGAAAGCCCGCGCGATACGTTTTATGCATTGCATGGATCTACCGGCGGGTTTAGGCCTAGTATAGGGTTGGCAGAGGAAATGGAATGAGCGAAAAAGAAGCGCTGGAAAAGGTTTGGAATCTGCAGCCTGGCGAATTTAAAACGGTGATTATAAAAACGTATGCAGTCCGATGTTTTGAGTGTGGCCGGCATAAGACCGTAAACAGCGCCAGATCTGCGGTTGATGCGCATGGTAAATTAAGGGAGGCCGGCTGGATATTGAGGATCTTTGATGGCTGGATCTGCGATCAATGCCTGCAAAAGGAAAAGGAGAGTAAATAAGATGAAAGGCGTGTTAGGAATCAAGAAAGATAAATCCGGATATGTCTACTATTTCAATGGCCGAGAAATATACCCCAGGTATATAAATAAAGTTAGGCTGGATGGCGCTGATTTTATTCCATGGGTAAAGGAAATTCATTTGGAGATTGGGGATAATATAACTTACAGCAAGCGCATTGTAAAAACTGAAGCATTAATGATTACTATACGTAAAATGAACATAAACCTATCAGAGCATGCCCAAAGCAACGATATGCTGGCCAGTATTGATGCCGAGATACATGAAGATTTGCCCGAATATTTTATAAAAATCAATGATAATGCCAATATTATTAAAGGCGTAAACCGGTTATTAATCCCCGTTGATGGTTATGATGGATCTCTTTATACCGTTTTACATTTCTATAAATTCCCAGACAATAAACCCAGGACCGCGGGCCATTTCCTCATTATTCCAAAAACCCAGCTTTCAGCATTATTGGATTATCGGGCAGGTGATCAGGTTGTAGCCAGATGGGATGGTAAAAAATGGGTTGATGCATTACGCCAAAAGGTTATAGTTAATTATTATTCAGAGATACCAGGCTGCTTTAATACCGGATTTTCGATAGGAAGGGCAAAATGAAGCACGCTAAAACCGTTTCCGAAAGCATGTATATCCTGGAGCTGGTTACTCTCCTGGTAAAGAAGGGCTGGAAATTGATCATAGAAAAAGACAAACACTATGATGATCGATTTCTGGTTACTGCAGTAAAAGCAGGAGATATATTAACGCTACACGATGTCAAAGAACAGCAGATTGAGGAATCTATCAGGACCATTGCAGAAAAGATCCTTGAATCTGAATAAATGATTGCATTATAGAAATGCCTATGCTATAATAATCTTGCTTCTCCTTATCGAGCACGTAGGTTCTTCACAGCAAATGCCCTTATTGTATAAGGGCATTTGCACATTATGAAAAAACTAATATCAAAGCTGGGTATAGAGTGGGAAGATAATATTATATGGATGCGGGTGGGGGATCTCATAAACTGGATTAAAAACCCAAGGAAACTGACAAATTACCAGGTAGACCAGATCAAGAAATCCATAGAGCGTTTTGGGGTCGTTGAGCCACTAATTGTAAATAGGGATAATGTTATTATTGGAGGACACGCCAGGCGGGAAATCATTGGGATGCTTGTGGGCTATGATCCCGATTTCAAGGTACCGGTACGAAAACCAGTTAAGCAAATCAAAGAAAAGGATCTGGCAGAGCTGAACATCAGGCTTAATAAAAATACCGGTGGTTGGGATTATGATATTATGGCCAATAACTTTGAAATGGAGGATCTAACGGATTGGGGTTTCTCCGAGGATGAGTTAACCGGCCTTGATTTCGATGATTTCCAGGCTGGGGAGGATGAAGAATCAAACGAGGATGAAGATACCCAGGATGAGCATAGATCTCCCAAAATGATTACTTGCCCCAAATGCGGGCACGTTTTCAGACAAGATGATGAGTAAATGCTAATTACTTTAATAAGTTGATACTATTAGGCATATTTTATGGCAAGAACAGACAGATATAACGCCCAGCAGGTAGCCGATGCCCTTATAGATAATTACGGGTTTATCTATAAGACCGCTAAACAGTTAAGATGTTCTGCCCAAACTATTTATAACTATATAAATAAGTATAAGGTTTGCAAAGAGGCCAAGGAAACTGCTGACGGGTACCTAGATGATCTGACGGAATCCAAATTAATGAAACTGATTGAAAAGGGAGATCATTGGGCGATTGGTTTGCGTTTGGCCAGATCAAAGCGGGGCTACCAGGTAAACAAAAAGGAATCATCCCAAACAGAGGTAGAGCTAGAAAATACAGGAGAAGTTAAACGGATCATCATAAAATCTGAAAAGCCTATTGAAGATGCCGAATGAAATCGAATTTGAATTACCCATTACGAGTGAAAAGAGCCTGGATTTGTTTTTATGGCATGGGCTTAATATCAGGATGCCTGATAAGCAGATCTGCCCCAATCATACTACCCCATGGCACTTTTTTACTGATGCTTTCTTTTTTCGCTCTCCTGTTCTGGTTGTTAAAGGGTCCAGGGGGCTTGCTGGAAAAACATTTACACTTGGATGCTTGGGATTCTGCCTTTCTGTATTATGGCAGGCCAGTGTTACCATTATGGGGGGATCTGGCCGGCAAACAAAGATCGTGCATGATTACATTAAATCATTCTGGGATAGGCGGGCTATACCAAACTCTCTCCTGGCCTCGGATCCTACCATGCAAAGAACAACACTGGTTACAGGCAATTATATTGAGGCGCTGCATGGATCCGAGAAAAGCGCAAGGGGCATGCATCCAAATGTTCTCCTCATTGATGAGGTTGATGAAATGAGCTTAAGAGTATTTGAAGCATCCCTGGGGCAGCCCATGGGTAGTAAAAATGCCCTGGGATATATACCGGCCATGACCGTTATTGCAAGCACGCATCAGCATCCAGACGGGACCATGACAGAAATATTGAGGCGGGCCAATAAAAAGGGCTGGCCTATTTATGAATGGTGCTATAAAGAAACCCTGGAGCCCCATGGATGGTTAAAGCCCGAGGAGGTCCAAGCCAAGCGGGAAATGATGACAGAGGCGAGCTTTAACGTTGAAATTGAAATGCAGGAGCCCTCCCCAGAAAATAGAGCTATTGATTTTGATGCAGTAATTTCCATGTTCGATGAAAGCCTAGGGGTATTTGAGGGGGCAGATAATGAATTATGCGAGATCTCCCCATTTGTAAATGATAAGGAAAGGGCTGAATATCAGACATATTTAAAGGATTGCAAGGCCAGGCGCATAGATCCTCATTGGTGCCTACCCCGTTTCCGATTTGTAACCGGTGGGGATTGGGCAAAATCCCAGGATAAAACTGTAATCATTACCATTAGAACAGATTGTAAACCAATGCGGGTTGTGGCTTATATACGAGTAAACCGTAGGCCATGGCCCCAGATGGTAGCCTTGCTGGATGAAAGGAATCGGAAATATAAGGGATCAGTAAGTAATCACGATGAAACGGGGATTCAGTCATTGATTGGGGATTACCTGCATACAGCAAGTAATGGGATCCAGATGATAGGCAGGCAGCGCCAGGATATGATCTATAATGCTGTTGGGCATATTGAGGATCGATCGATCATTTCTCCTGATATTGAATATTTTAAATCAGAATTGAAATACGTTAGGACTAAAGATATTGAGCGCGGAGGATCCGGCCACTTGCCGGATAGCCTGGCTGCATTAAGCCTGGCCCTTGTTGGAGTAGGTAGGGAATTTGGTGGAATATTTGTATAAAAGCATATAAGGAGGATGGAGAATAGAAATGAAACTAATTGATAGATTGAAACTGGCATTTTCAAGTAAAGAGGATCTAACGCGCCTAATGAGATCTAGTATTACCGGCGCTGGATCTGGGAGCCCTGCTTATAGCAGAATCCGATATGAAACCATGGCCAAAGAAGGTTACAGGAAAAACGAATTGATCCATGCTTGCATCCAGAAAACAGCAAATACCTCCTCCCAGGTGCGATTAAAGGTATATTCTGACAAGAATGAAGAATTGCCCGATCATCCCCTGGCAAAGCTGATAAAGCAACCAAATCCACTTATGGGAGAATTTGATTTCTGGAGTAGTGTGATTATATTTCTTAACCTGGCTGGATCTGCAGCGTATGAGGTGGTCAGATCCAGGGCTGGTATACCAGTCCAGTTGTGGCCATTGCGCCCAGATTGGTTGAAACCCATCAGCACTGATACCGCTTACATTGATCACTATGAATATAAGGTACCCATGCATGACGCTATCAAGCTGGATACCAGGGATGTATTGCGATTTACTGATTTTGATCCCATAAACTTTTTCCTCCAGGGCTATCCCCGCATCGCTGTTGCTGCCCGAGTTGGGGATATTGATAACAGCGCCACTGACTTTATTAAAATGTTCTGGGAAAAGGGCGGGGTACCCATGGGGATCCTAAAATCAGAGGTTAAGATCAATGAGGATGATGTTGTAAGGATCCGCAAACGTTGGGCGCAAAGGTACGGAGGATTCCAGAACTGGTTTTCTCCTGCTGTTTTGGATACAGCTACCAGCTACCAGCGAATTGGCCTTACCTTTGATGAAATGGGGTTTGAAAAGCTGGATGCCAGGAATGAGGTGAAGATTTGCGAGATCTTTGATATACCGGCCATTATTGTAGGCGCAAAGATCGGGCTGGATCGATCGACCTATTCCAATTACAAAGAAGCGCGGGAAGCCTGGTGGCAAGATAGCTTAAAGCCGATGTATGAAAAGATAGATGATGTTATTACTAATGCATTGCTACCAGAGTTTACCGGAGTAAAGCTGGCATGGGACTTTTCCAAGGTGCCTGCCCTCAAAGAGGAAACCGATAAAGTATATGAACGCGCAAACGGGGCTATGGCTACCGGTGCCATTACAGTAAATGAGTACCGCGCTATGATTAACCTGCCCCCAGTAAAAAACGGGGATGTTCGTTATATATCGGTTGCCAGTGTTGAGATCCCTACTGAAACCCCGAAAAAATCCATGGAGCGCAAGACCATTGAAGAAGAAGAATTTGCAGATGATCACCTGGTAAGCGAAAAAAAGTTTATGAAAAAGCTGGAGCCTTATTTTAAAGAGCAAATGAAAAGGATCTTGGATGAAGTACGAAAAGAAACTGGGGTTGAGTGATGCATTTTGGACTAACGAATTTGAACTACTATTTCGCATAGTATTTCCAATCATACTAGAATTTACCCTGGAATCTGCTGATGAAGCCATAAAGAATCTTGGAATCCTGGAGGGCGGGGTTAGCTGGGATCTCATCAATGATGCTGCTGTTCAATGGGTCCAGCATTATTATTTCGATCTGGTAAAGGATATAACAGAAAGCTCCAGGAACTTTATAAAAGAGCAAATGGTTGAATGGTTGCAATCTGGCGAGCCATTGAAGGACCTGGAAAAACGCCTGCAGACTAGGGGCATGTTTGGCAGGGTCCGCGCCCAGATGATAGCAGCAACCGAAACTACCAGGGCATACGCCAGGGGCAATTACATTGCATGGAAGGAAAGCGGGATTGTAAAAGGTAAGAAATGGGCTACTGCCAGAGATGATAAAGTTTGCCCAATATGCCTGCCATTGCATGGCATGGAAATTGGACTGGATCAGGATTTCAATGCGAAAAATGAGGATGGGGAAGTAATCTATACTGGTTTCTATCCTCCAGCCCATGTTAATTGCCGGTGTGGAATCAGGCCGGTACTAAAGGAATCTAGCAATGAGTGAAACGGTAAAAGGATTGAATAAAGCATTGCGCAAGATCCAGCGTTTATCTGATGGTCCTAAATTGATCAAGAATGCTGCTGATGAAAGCATTTTATTTCTGCAATCCCAGATCCCAGATTACCCCCCCCAAAGACCTACTACCTACCGGCGAACTAATCTCCTGGGTAATTCACTGACAAGCGCTAGGGGAGCGAATCAAGGATTATCCAGGGTTGAGGGAATTGGTAAATCAATCCGCATGATCATTGGGACTGCTGTAAATTATGCAAAATATGTGATTGATGAAAAAGAACAAGCATGGATGCATAAGGGGCATTGGTGGACCATCCAGCCGGTGATTAGGGAAAAGCTGGGAGGGGTATTAAATATATTTCAGAAGAAATATGATGAGGCAATGAAAAAATGATGAGTACAGATCCAGATGCAAGCCCTGGCTATTGCGAATATATCCAGGATCCGCTTAATAAGATAACAACCATCTTTTGTGAATGTGGGCGTAAATTCAAGGTTGAGGGTATGGCTGGGGCAAGTATATTCTGCCCCAAATGTGGTAAACCCCATTACATAACCCTCTATATAGAGGTTGACGAGGAGGAAAAGGAAAATGAACGATAACAAAGAGATCCGGTGCCCGCATTGCAATAAGCTGCTGGGAATTGCCCTAGGAAAATGTCAAATAGAAATCAAATGCCCCAGGTGTAGAGAGGTTGTGAATTATGGCGTTGACAGACCAAACAGCACTCAAATTATTGCTAAACGAGGTCATAAAATATTTATCAATAGGTGATTGCGCACCAATCACGATTATGCTATACTTATCAGAGGATGGAGATACAAAATCCATCCAGGCAGATTTATTGAGCGCCAAGAGCACCTAACTGCTCTTGGTGTTTTTTAATTGGGAGAGATCATGCAGAGAAAAGTTTGCTTTTCAGAAGTTAAAGAGATCGAAGGCAGGACCGTTTCAGGTATTGCCTCGGTATTTGGAAATATTGATGGGGGCAGTGATCGCATTATGCAGGGGGCATACAAAAAGACCATCCAGGAGAGCATGGATCGTGTAAAGCATTTATGGGGTCATAATTGGTATGATCCCCCTATTGCAGCGATAAAAGAATTGCGCGAAGTTGGGCGGGATGAACTGCCCGAAAAGACCAGATCCAAATATCCTGATGCTACCGGCGGGTTGCTGGTTGTAAGAGAATATCTGGAAACGCCAAGAGGTAATGAAGTGCTGGCCGGTATTAGGGCTGGTGCTATTTCTCAAATGTCAATAGGCTATGAATCTGTTAAGTATGATTATGAGGAGGTGCAAACAGAAGAAAATGGAAAAATCAAGGTCCGCAATTTAAGAGAGCTCCGATTGTGGGATACCAGCGATGTTGTTTGGGGAATGAATGAAGCGACAAGCGCAAGTAAAACCGCGGTGCCATTTACGGATCGCGGTACCGGATCCAAGGATGCAGAATGGAAAGCGCCTGGCCTGGTAGATTTCACTACTACCCCATGGGATCAATTAGATCCCCAGGAAAAAAGCCGGATCATTGATCACTTTGCCTATAAAGGCGGTGGTAATGCATTTGAGGATCTTAAATTTCCTCATCATGCCTGGGGTGAAAGAGGCGTTGGAAAGGCAAGCTGGATGGCTGTGAGATCTGCCATGCAGGACCTTTTCGGGGATTGTGGGATAGGTATGAAGGAGGCCGAGGAAGTTTATTTACACCTGGCCGAACACTTTAAGCAATTCAATGAGCCTGTACCTCCCTTTGAGCTGGTAAAGCTCTCTATAGTATCAAATGAGGTCCTAACATTAAAGGATCTTACTATCAATGGATTACAAGATCTAGCAAATGAGCTGAAAACTCATGCAGCCAAGCCGATTGCAGCCAAGCGATCACTTACTGATCAGTTGAAACTTAAGCTAGAAATCCAAAAAAGACAATATGAGGTAATGAAATGAATAAGAATGATTTAATAGCCCGCTATCAGAAATGCCTTTCTGATGCCGAGGCTATCATGGCAGCATTTGAGGGCAAGGAAATGCCCAAGGAAAAGGCAGATGAGGTTAATACCCTGCTTGGGCAATCGGATCAATTAAAGATCCAGCTTGATAACATTGAGCGCCTTGCTGCAGGTCGTGAATTTCTGGAAGATCCAAACCAATCAAAAGCAAGCATGAGCTGGCGGCCTGCCGGCCCATCCGAGGGCGAGGAAGAAGTTGACGAAAAAGCCTGGCGCGAGGTTGAAATTAAGACTTTCGCGGTAGATCCGCTTGGGATGATTGTGCCCAAAACCAATACTCTCCGCTTTAATATTCCAATGCGCGTTAACAAAAAGGAATATGCCCCCGCATTTGAAAGCTATATGCGCAAGGGTTTCCATGATATGGGGCCGAATGATCGCAAGACACTTGCCGAGGGTACGGATAGCGCGGGCGGTTTCCTGGTGCCCGCCGATTACCAGGAAGAATTACTTAAGAAAATCGCTACTGCTGCAGTTGTACGCCAGTATGCGCGGGTCCAAATGACCTCCCGAGATCGCGCCCAATATCCATTCGTTAATTACAATACCGATGATAAATATACGAGTGGGGCGCGTGTTACCTGGTCAGATGAAAACCCATCCTCAACCTCCCATCGTGTTACCGATCCTGTTTATGGGCTTTTCACCATCCCCATCAATACAGCCCTGGCCTCCATCCCAATTTCATTGAACTTGATCGAGGATAGTGTATTTGATGTTGAGGGTCATTCCTTGGAGCTGTTTGCCGAGGCCTTTGCATTGGGTGAGGAAAATGCTTTCTGGCAGGGTACCGGAGCAGGGCAGCCAAGAGGTATCCTGACCTCATGCGCAGGATCATCTGGGGATGCTGATTTCATTGAAACCGGAACCACCCAGGCTACCGCGCAAACCATTATTGCTGATGAAATCGTAGATATGGCCTATGCATTACCTGATCAATATGCCATGAACGCAAAATGGTTTATGAATAAAGCCACTGAAAAATATATCCGCAAGCTCACCTCAACCGGTGGGGAATACTTGTGGCCGATCATCAACCAGGTTGGTAATCTTGGGGCGGTGCCTCGGATGCTCCTGGAATATCCTGTTGCAAGATCTGAATTTCTGCAGGATTCTACCGGCGCAGCCAATACCTACCCGATCATCTTTGGGGATCTGAAAGGGTACTTGGTACTTGATCGCGTTGGTTTCTCGGTGCAACGTTTGGCCGAGAAATATGCCGAAGAAAATCTGGTTGTGTTGCTTGGGCGCAAGCGTGTTGGTGGGCAGGTCGTTGAGCCTTACCGTATGCGCTGCTATAAAGCCCTGGCTAGCACGTAGGCCAAGGATTGAAAATAGTTAGTTGATTCGGAGCTGGTGGGCCTCCTCCCCATCAGCTCCATCAAGAAATAACGGAGTAAAAAAATGTTAGAACAATATAAGCTAGTGCAATCCCATGCCATTAATGCAAGCACTACCCCCGATGTTGGGGCAGATGTGGATCTCGCAAAATACACTAATTGCATGGGTAGAAATATCATGGCTGTTGCCACGATCATTCCAACCGGCGCGGATACGGATGAAACCGTAGATGTCAAGATCCAGCAATCCTCCAGCACCACTGATGGAGATTTCGCGGATATTTCTGGAGCCACATTTACCCAGGTAACGCAGGAAAGCACTGCAGCACTGGAGGCAATCACTTTCAGAGCTACAAAGCGCTACATTCGCGCCTATGCTACCATTGCAGGCACTACGCCAGGGTTTGCCCTCAATACTGCTTTCCTCCTGGAGGAAAGAGGATCGAGTACCTAGGATATTAGAGAAAAATAAGGAGGCCGAATGAACGAAACTCTAGTAATTTTGGGAACGCATCCGTTTACCAGGATCCATGCCAATTTCGAGGATGGCAGAGATTACATTGTATTTAATGAGGCCGGCTCTAGGGGCTGGCCTCAAACCAATTATCTTTGTCATAAACTCGGGATCCCTGACTGGAAAAAGCTAAAGGATCCTCAAAGAGCCGAGGCAGTCCGGCAATACCCCAAATGGAAAAGGGATGCCCTGCTGGATAAATTCTATGAGGGCTTTTCTGTTCTGCAGATCCATCAGCCGATCATTTTCAGGAATAAGCATAACAAGGCAGATCCATTGCATATTCCAGGGCACTTGGGGCGCAAGCACTATGAATGGCTACAGCGCAAGCAACCATTTCCAATATACATGCAGGAAGATTACCCCGATATTCCAAGCGCTGTAAGATTTCCTATTGAGGATGCTAAAGCCCTGATCTCAAAGCTGAAAAGGATTATGCCGGATGGATCCATGGCAGAGATCGCCTTATTTGGGTCCTCGGTTGATTATGCAATAGCCTTGGGTATATTAAAAGGCTATAAGAAAATTGAAATCATCGGGGTAGAAATGGCCACTGATACGGAATATTCATTCCAAAGGCCGGCGATGTATTTCTGGAGTGGGGTTGCTGCTGGAATGGGTGTGGAGATCATTGTATCTCATGTATCAGTATTATTTGAAGGTTTGATGTACGGGTATGAAGGAGGCGTTATGATTGATAGGCAAAAGTTTGAAAGTGCAGTAAATAAATTAACCGTTGTAATCCAGCAAGCCAATTCCAGGGTACAGCAAAGCCAGGCAATACTTATGCAAAATGCCAAGCTGGTTGCTGATGAAAAGGACCTGGATAAACGAACTGAATTGGTTAAAAAGCAGAATGAATTATTGAATAAGCATATTCAATTAGTTATGCAATACGGATCCATCCAGGGAGCACTTGCAGAAAACCAGCGCTATCTTATGGAGTGCGATAAGATGATCGCTGCCCTGGGAGGGTCAGACGCGCTACAGAAAAAGAACGCTGAATATAACTATTCAGACGTGCAAACAAAGGAATTGCATGATAAACAGGGTATCAAAAAAGAGATGCCCGCCGAAACGTAGTATATAACGGGGCTTGGTGGGGGTGCCTCCTCTCCTGCCTGCCCCGTTATAGAAAAAGGAAATATTATGGCTCTTGATTATTGTACTTATGCAGATCTGGCAGCCTACTTGATAGGTACCGGCATTGAATCCTCTACAGCATATGAGGATCATTTGGGCAATCTGATCACTGCAGCCAGTAGAGAAATTGATCATTATTGCGGGCGTTGGGATGGTTTCTTTTATAATACGACCTCCTCAACCGCTACAGCAGAGGAACGTTATTTTGATGGAGATGGTGAAGATGAGCAATGGATCGATCATTGCCTGGAAATTATTACCCTTTCTGTTGCTGAATCAGGAGATCTGGATACTTATACCGAATGGAGCTCCAGCGATTATATTACCTGGCCATATAACAAGGACTATATCAGGAAAATCATCTGCAGGCACGATGGTGCCAAATCCATATTTCATGCAGGCCGGAAAACAGTGAAAATGGAGGCTTACTGGGGTTTCAGCAAAACCATACCGGAGCCGATAAAAACAGCAACCATTATTACTGCAGTAAGGACCTTTAAGCGCGGTATGCAGGCCTTTGCTGATGCTGGGGGCATGGCAGATCTTGGTCAATTATTCTATGTACAGCAGTTGGATCCCCAGGTAAAAGGGATCCTAAAAGCTAATGGTTATGTAAAGGTGGTGATCTAATGCCTCTTGGGATTGAGTATGCAATATTAGATATACAATCCAAGGTTGCAACCCTTACAGGAATCAACCTGGCCCCAGACTACCCGCCGGAGGGCATTGCTGCCTTTCCTACTGCTATTACCTGGGCCAAGGATGGCGGGACCGTTTTAAGATCTGCTGGTTTTGCATCAATACAGCAAACCATAGTATTAGATATACATTTCGGGCGCGGGATCTTACCGGCCACAATAGAAAACAGCTTGCCTTACCATGATCTAATGATGAAATTGATCATAGCAGATCCAGACCTTTCAAATACGGTCCAGGGTATAGATGATATTAGAACTTATTACGGTTTCCTTACCTATGGGGTCCAGGCTACAAAAGAAAATCCCCCAGGGATAGGATGGCGTTTTGAGATCGATATACATTATGACTTAACGAGTACATAGGAGGAACGATGGAAAGGTATGTTACAGAAAATAAACAGCGACCAAAGCCCATTGAATATGAGGATAAGATCGCTTTAAGGCAGGAAGATACCAAAAAGAAGAAAAAGAAGGGCAAAAAGAAAACAGCCCCGAAGGAATGAGGTAAATGATGAAGGAATCAGTAGAATTTGGTTATGAGGCCACTGCAGGTACTCCGGTAACTCCTACTACAGTTTGGAGGGGCATTGGATCTGGTAAGGATGCGCGGGAGGTTGTGCATGTGGATGAGAACATAGGCAAGATCACGCCTATGTTAAGAACGTATGTACCCAAGCTATATGCCGAGGTAACATTAGAGGAAACCGTTGCTACCTTTGAACAGATCGCGCATTTATTCCAGATGGGTATAGATAATGTATCCAGCTCCCAGGATGGAGCCGGTGATGGTTATATTTGGGAATGGTTATTTCCAGATACAACCGAGAACGCGATCAAATCCTATACGATCCGGCATGGGGATGATAAGGCTGCAAAGATCATAGAATATTGCGCAGCCGGCGCGATTACCCTAAAGGGCGCATCCATGGAATCCTGGATGATGGGAGGCGAGATCTTTGGCCGGCAATCCTCAACGGGATCCCTTGCATCTCCATCAGTGCCAACGGTAGAAGAAATCCTGTTTGGAAATACAAAATTTTACCTGGATAATTCTACTGATGCCTTTGGGGATACGCAGCTAACAGGTACAGCGCTTGGGGCAGAGATCGAGATTGCTACCGGCATTAAACCCCTATTCACTGCAGATGGGCAGCTTTATTTCAATCACCTGGTTTATGGCCCTCCGGTGATCAATGGAAAACTAAAATTTTCTCATAATGCAACCATCCAGGCTGAACTTGCTTACCACGCTACCCAAACCCAGCGATTACTCCGAATGATCGCCACTGGATCCGCTTTCTCTACTACCGGTACAGAATACGGAGAAAAAACGCTGATCATTGACTTTCCAATTATCTATTCTGCTGTTGGTAATCTGGAGGATAATGATGGATCCAATGAAATAACGGTTGATTTCCTGGCCGGCATTGATGATGAAGGAAATGTACCAAAGATAACGCTGGTAAATGATCTATCAGCGCTGCCAAGCTAAACAAATAAAAAGGAGGAAGAATGAACGCAAAAGAAAAAAAAGTAAGATTGGTGGTAAGGCCACCTGATGCGGATAGCCCAGGATTCTTGAGATTGATGAAAAGCGGGCTGGAATTGCGGGAGGGTGTGCGCAAAATGCAGGAGGATAAGATCAGTGATCCTGCATTGATCGATCAAATGATTAATTTTATGCTCCCTTACATTGCCGAGCCAAAAGACAGAGAAAGGGCTTATGATCTCTTACTGGATGCATCCGAAAATGAAATCAATACTGTAATGGATGCTATTGTAGGATCTGACGAGGAAAACCCTACCGAAAGCGCCTCCAAAGAAGGAGGGGCACATTAAATAAATATTACAAAGGCGGTGAGGTCCATTTGGAGGCCGATGAGCTTGCTGTAATAATAGGCATGAAATTCGGGATCCCCCCCTGGCAGGTTTATGAGCAATTAACGCAGCGCTGGTTTCTGCAGATCATGGAGATCCTAAATGCAGAGGGCCGCGCAAAAGGTAACTAATGGGCAAAGACCGCAGTATATTAGAGATCATCGTTGAGGGTAAAGATAACGCCTCAAAAAAAATTAGTGGTGTAACCGGTACCCTAAAAAAATTGGGGGCTGGTGCCCTTAAAGCCACTACTGCAGTAATTGGGGTTGCCACTGCCCTAGGTGGAATGGCTGTAAAATTGGGCGGTGAAGCTGCCCAGGTTGAGCGCTTGCAAGGCACCTTTGATGCCCTCAATGAATCCATTAATGAAAATGCAGATGTAACCATGCAAAAGCTGATCACTGCTACAGATGGCATGGTTTCAAAACAAACACTGCTGGCCAGTACAAATAAACTGATCTCTATGGGGCTTGCTGATACAGGGGATAAGGCTGCAGAATTAACGGAAATGGCGGTTACTCTTGCATCTGCCATGGGCGAGGATGCGGCAAGCGGATTGGAAAACTTTGCGCTAATGCTGGCCAATCAATCCATCCCCAGGCTGGATACATTTGGGATCTCCAGTGGAAAAGTACGGGATCGCATCAATGAGCTTATGGAGGCTGATAAAAACCTTACCAGGGAGCAGGCCTTTATGACTGCAGTAATGGAGCAGGGCGAGATTGCCATGGGTAAGGTAGGTGATCAAACCGGCGGGACTGCAGCAGAAATGGCCAGATTCCAAGCATCTTTGGATAATTTCAGGGTATCCATTGGCAATGCGCTTATACCGGTACTCAATACCCTCATGGAACTAGCAAAACCCCTCCTGGAGGCATTATTACCCCTGGTGGAAGAATTGTTTGCCCCCCTAGCCCAGCTCTTGATTGATGCTTTAATGCCTATATTAACTGCATTGATTCCGGTATTTATAGAACTTATTAATGCCATTATGCCTCTTATAGAAGTGGTATTACCCCCGCTTATTGCTGTTATTGGTTTCCTCGCTAATATTATCAGCTCCATATTAATACCGGTTATAAGCGCGGTTGCTGGCTGGTTTGCAGAGAAGATCCCCCAGGCGGTGCAATTCCTTATTGATATTTGGGAGCAGTATTTATACCCTGCTGTTGAAAAATTACGAACATTTTTCCAGATGATAGCCGAGGGCATAGAAGTTTTATATGCATGGTTTCAAAAGCTGGCCATTCGAGTACAGCAAACCATGAATAAGATTACAAGTGCATTTAATAAGGCTAAAAAGGCATTGAGTTTTATGACAAAACAAAGCCCTGTACCATTGGCCGAGGGTATCAAAGAATCAACCCGAGCACTGGAGAAATTTGGTAATACCTATTCCAGGATCATTGGTCAGGGAGTAGGCGCAATGAGCTTGGAGGCTGTTGGATCCGGTGGGGCTGGTGGAAAATTTATAACAGTGCATCTGGATTATAGGCCGGTCCTATCCATCGGGGATGAGTATGAACTCAAAAACGCATTGCGCAATGTTGTAAATGATATAAATAGGGAGGCTTCATAATATGACCAAGTACGGAAAGGGCATTTGTGGTCAATTCCTTTATGGGTCTACCTCCCCCCAGGATGATTCTATTTTATGGGCTGCTGAAATCGACTGGGATAATGATGAGGTATATGATGGATCTAATGAAGCATCGCGCCTCATGGATCTTGAAATAAATAGGGGTACTCCCCAGCGCCTAGATTCGGAAGGCGGTGGATTTCTCTATCAAAGCCCAGGAAGATTGCGCTTAAAACTTTCCAATGCGGATGATCGCTTTTCTCCATATAATTCCAGCTCTCCCATTTATCCAGTAGAAGAACAGCGCTTAATCAGGGTCCGAAATAAACATGGATCAACCGGATCCTATAATAATTTATTTCATGGAATCATCAGCAATATCAGAACGCATGGCCAGGGTGCTAATGCTTATTGTGATATTGAGGCATTTGATGGGGTAGAGATCTTAAAAAATATGATTGCTTATGTTGGGGTAAAACAGGGATACCGAATAGATCAATGTATGCAAGAAATATTAACTGCTGTAAACTGGCCGAGCTATTTTGGATATGATTTGGGAGAAGCGAAAAACAGCCAGGATTATTTCTGGGTAACTGGGGAAAGCGCCTTTGATGCCTTGTTTGCTCTCAATGATGCAGAATATGGAGATCTGGCCATAATGGGTGATGGATCGGTAAAATTCCTACCGCGCATGGCCAGGACCGCATCAGTTGCAACATTAACAGATGATTATTTCTTAAGGGATGGTGGTTTTCTATTGGATAGACCATCGGATACAAGGCGCAATTATGTAAGTGCCCAGGTATACCCAAGGGTATATTTATCTGATAAAGATATTTATACGATGCAGGACAAGCCCAAGATCAAAGCTGGCAGATCCAAGAACTTTATAGCCGAGTTGAAATATAATAATAGATCTGTTGCCTCGTATGATTCTACCGGCTATACCCTGACAATTACCGCTAATACTGCAGAGGATGGGAGTGGTTCAGATATAAGCGGCGATTTCTCCGGCGTAATCGTTTTCAAGGGATCTATAGCAGAGATTACCATTTCCAATGCCAATGCAAGTGATGGGTATATCCAAAGCGTAACATTAAATGCAGATTGCATAGATATTCCAGATGTTACCAGTGTATATGAGGATCGATCCAACGGGGGAACTCTCCGATCACTGCAGATCTTGGAAAACAAGAATTTCTACTCTTTGGATGCATCGCAAGGGTATGTATCATTTGTATCCAGCCTACTCAATAATTCCTCCCCTGGGTTAACAGTCCAGATGGAGGGCAGGCCAGATCTACAGTTTGGCTTGGATCTGCTGCAAAGGGTAACGGTAAATTCAGTGAAAAAGAATATATCCAATGAACTTTATAAGGTTGCTTATATCCATCATCAATTTATGCAGGATACCGGCCAGGGCGTAAGATCTACTTTCAAGCTGGAATCTGCTGCAAGCGCTGATGATTATATGGTTTGGGATGTGGATAATTGGGATCAGGAAAACTGGGGATACTAGGAGTTAATAATTATGGGATATACCAAAATTACTGATATAGATGTAGAGGATCCAGCAACATCAACATGGGCCAATAATATAAAGGATAATATCGAGCATATTGCTGATACAAGATATTTACCCCTGCCAATGGGCGCGGTCCTATTTCCTCTATCTGGGATTGAGCCGGCTACCATGGAGCAGGTGGAAAGCAGCGCGGCCGGCAATAAACCAAACAGACTGCATTTTAAATTTGATTCCTCAACGGATCAGGGGGTCATGTGGGATACTTTATTGCCCAGGGATTATGGGGTAAATCCGATATTAAATATCTTATTTTATTGTGATTCTACCGGATCCTCTAGGGTTGCTGTATTTGATGCCCAGGTATCCGCTATCAGTGATGGCGATTCCAGCATCAATGCAGAGGCCTTTGATTCTGCTAATTCTGCAAATTTATCTGTACCAGATGAAAGCTATGTTGAGGAACTTGGGCAGATTACTTTAACTAACTTTGATAGCGGGGCTGCCTTGGATGAGATTTGCATATTGCTTTATAGGGATGCCGATAATGGCAGTGATGATGCCGGCTCCATTTATGTAAGGAAAGCCTGGATAAGCTATGAGTACAGTACATAGGATAAGTAATGGCAATTAAGATAGATACCGGCTTAATAGATTTTGGTAATCCATCCGGCATAGATGGGATCTCCCAGCTATCCATTGTAACCTGGCTGGAGTTTACCGGTGCGCCTAGTGGGTATGTTTTCTCAAAAATGGATTATACATCAGCGCCAGATCCAGCCCCATTGCCCCATGGATGGTATATTTTGGGTAATACCGATGAAACTATAAACTTTTTATATGGTTGGTGGAACGCTACAGGCTGGTGGAGATCTAGCACTGGGACTATCCAAGCGAATAATTTATACCAAGTAGGCATTTCCTATGATAATTCCTCAACCGCTAATGATGCAACCATTTATATTAATGGATCTAGCGTTGCTGTTACCGAAGAACAGGGACCAGGCGCAGATTTACGGGATGATACCGGAGTTAATTTTCTAGTGGGAGGATGGCATAATAACGGAACGCCAACCCAGGGGAGCTGTAATTGTATTATTTACGATATAAAGATCTATTCTGGCATACGAACAGCAGCAGAATTTAAGCGCGATTATGATAGGCGCTGCCATTTACCAATTATCGAAAGCGATCTTGAAATATGGATCCCATTTCTGGGGGCAAGTGGGTGCCAAGTATTTGATGGGGTTGCTCTCGGATCATCCAACCTAATTAGGGAATATATTACAAAAGTGTTAGGGCAGCCCTATGATACCGGCTCCGGTGGTCCTATTGGGGCTGGTAGTAAATTACGAATAGGAGGCCAATAATGGCTGATTATCCAAGTACAATGCCGAGCTGGGTTAATGTGGTTGATGATATAGATACCGCTTATGCAGCCCACATGAATAATGCATGGGCTGAAATCATCGCTATTGCAACCGAGCTAGGATTAGATGTTGCCGAAGATTATACAGATCTCAAAACCAGGCTAAATGCTACCCTGGGAGAGGCCGGCAATGCTGAAACGACTACAGCAACCGGAAATATTACCCTGGCTGATTCTAATGCCAAGATCCAGTATATAAATTGCAATGGCGCTGATCGTGATGTAACCATGCCCGCCGAAGCTGCTACAAATCACGAATTTGTTATTGTAAATACAAGCGGGGCTGATTATGTTCTGACGGTTAAGGATGATGGGGGCGGGACCTTATGCATCATTGATCAGAATGAAACTGGAGCCCTGTTCTCTAATGGATCTGCCTGGTATGCATTGACCGGCGTAAACATTGCTGCAAATATTGATATGAACGCGGGATTTTTAAAGCCGGCGCAAACCAATCCATGTGGTGATGCAGCAGCCGAGGAATTTGGTACTAATGACGTTGACACTTATTATCTAGCCTTTGATTCCTCAACCCTGGAGGCTGCCCAGGCCTCATTTACCATGCCAGATGATTACAATGGGGGGGCTGTAATTGCCCAATTTGTTTGGGGGTCCAGCTCTACCGGTACAGTTACATGGGGTATTAAGCTATTGGGTATTGGTGATTCGGGAGCAAATGATCAGGCATGGGGAACGCTAGTGGAGGTTTCTGATTCTGTTGATACTGCCGATGATAAGGCTATAAGCGCCTGGACTGCTGCAGTAACGCCAGGCGGGAGCCCAGCAGCAGGATCAAGGATGCATGTATATGTTCAGAGGGATCCTGCAGATGGATCAGATGATTTGGCTGTAGACGCCAAGCTGGAGGCAGTACGTTTGCGCTATATCAGAAAGAGAGCTTTATAAATGGCTGTTGATGATATTTATACTGTTTCTTTGCTTCACATGAATGGGGCTGATGGCAGCACAAGTATTACTGACGAGTCAGGAAAAACATGGACATTGAACGGAAATGCGCAGCTAGATACAGCAAAAAAGAAATTTGGGACAGCATCTTTATATTTTGATGGTTCTGGAGATTATGCTGTATCTTCAACCCATGATGATTTTGATTATGGGGCTGCTGATTGGACATGGAATTTGCAATTTGCAACAAACCGCACCACTAGAATGGATGTGATGGTTAATGACGTTACTTGGCCAAATTCTGCTGGCCTGACATTAATTCTGAATTACAGTGGGCAGGGGAGCATCGCATTTTATGAGTTTAGCACTAATAAAATTTCAACGACAACAGATCAAGGATTTACAGACAATAATTTTCATCATTTGGAATTGGCGAGAGGATCGGATATATTCTACTTGTTTTTGGATGGATCATTAATTGGATCATCTACAGCATCGCAAAGTAACGGCGGCGGTTATCCAACCGTCTTGGGAATAAATGAAAATTTATCATCCTATCCTTATTTGGGCTGGATCGATGAGGTTAGAATATCTAAAGGCATAGCCAGGCATACATCTACATTTGAGCCACCAACAGCAGAATATGGAGCAGAAGAAGAACAGGTGATCATCTCGGGAGTTGGAATCAGCGCATCCGGTATGATCTATATGAGTTTATTGGAGAAATATGAAAAGATCTTTGGTCGGAAATATAAAAAGAAAAAGGGGTTAATACAACCTGATCTATTACCGGAGATTATACCGATATGATGAAAAATAAAGTAAATGGGATAGACGCTTCACAGCATCAAGGGATCATTAACTGGGATCAAGTGGTATCCAGTGGGATCTTGTTTGCCTTTATAAGGTCCACGTTTGGCCTATATCCTGGGGATTATGATACCCAATGGAAAAGGAATTGGGCAGAGGCTAAAAGAGTTGGGGTCATGCGGGGGGCATACCAATTTATATTATCCTATCAATCCATAACTGACCAAGCCCGCCTATTGGTAGATCGCATGGATGGAGATTTTGGAGAGCTCCCGCCGGTTTGCGATGTGGAATATTGGCGCAGGCAAGATGGAAAATATGAATCCATGCCAACAGTGCTCCAAGTTAAAAAGTGGTGCGAAACTGTTGAAATGCTTACCGGTATTACCCCAATTATTTATTCCGGTGGATATTGGAAAACCATTACAAGAAGCATGGATCCCAGGGATCTAACTTGGGCATTACGCTATGATCATTGGCTGGCGCAATATACAGCAGAAGGATTTGAGGAGCCATGCAAACCATGGCAAACATGGGCATTTTGGCAGCATACCGAAAAGGGGGATGGTCCTGCCATTGCTGGAATCAGGGGCAATCTGGATCTTAACGTTTTTAATGGGGATCTGGATGCATTTGCAGATTATACGAATAATGTAATCATTG